TCAGATTGCAGGTTGGACAGACGAACGTGGTTTGCTTATTGCATCACAGCCACGTAAGTTGATTATCCCACCAGCACTGCAGTTCGTGGCAACTCGTCTCCTAGAGACAGAAGGTCGTGTCGGCACTGCCGATAACGATTTGAACGCACTACGCAATAACGGGTCAATCCCTGAAGGCTATGCGGTCAACCACTACCTGACAGACACTAATGCGTGGTTCTTGATGACTGACGTACCAAATGGTCTGAAGCACTTCACTCGTGCGCCTATGGCGACTTCGATGGATGCTGATTTCGATACAGGCAATAGCCGCTATAAAGCCCGTGAGCGTTACAGCTTCGGTGTATCTGACCCATTAGGTATTTTCGGTTCGCCCGGAGCGTAAGCAGGTCACATAGACTATGTTAGGGGTCACTTCGGTGGCCCCTTTCTTTTTGTTGACATATCACGTTATATGGTGGTAGATTGTTAATAATCGGGAACATCCCGTGAATCTGACAGGCCCGACTGACGACATGCAGACAGATTCACTTAACTCGCATGTGAGGATATATTCATGGCGAATACTACATTTTCAGGTCCAGTGACCTCAACCAACGGTTTCATTGGTGATATCGTTGTCCCAACATATACAGTTGCTAACGCACCTTCAGCTTCAGCGGCTGGCGCAGGTACTGTTGTATTTGTTTCTAACGGAGCTGCTGGCTCTGCAATATTGGCTTTCTCTGACGGAACAAACTGGAAGCGTTCTGACACTGGTGCTACAATCGCAGCAGCGTAAGGAGGTGAAGCATGAGTGATCGGTTTCAACCTCCAAGCAAAGAAGAACTAGCAGCCCGAGGAATCGGTGTTGTTAAAGTTCGTGCACGAAAAGAAGACGGCACGCTTAAAGCGGATGATCCTTCTACACCTGATGTAAATGAGGCGTGGGAAGAGCAGCCAGCTAAAAAACGTGGTCGTCCTTCAAAAAAGAAGGATTAGCATATGTCTTCTGATGTATTAACCAAACGTGTAACTGGTACGGGTTCGTTGGCTGTAGGTCCAGCGCGGGTACGTCAGGTACAAGTTTTAACAAGCAGCGGTGGTGCAGGACGCCTTACACTTACTAATGGTAGTGGCGGCACAACTGTATTAGACCTAGATTTTCTGGCGTCTGATTCGCATTCTGTAAACATTCCTGATGACGGGATTCGTTGTAGTTCAGACGTGTATGTTTCTGCAGCTACAAACATTACTGCCATCACGTTTTTCTACAGCTAGGAGCGTGGTATGCGAGCATATTATAAAAAAGGCGGGGGCGTAAAATCTCCTGCTTGGACTCGCAAAGCGGGTAAAAGTGAGTCTGGTGGGCTAAACGCTAAAGGCGTTGCTAGCTATCGGAAAGCTAATCCCGGTAGTAAGTTAAAGACCGCTGTTACCACAAAACCCAGTAAACTTAAAAAAGGCTCTAAAGCCGCCAATCGGCGGAAGTCTTTTTGTGCCCGTATGAAGGGCATGAAGAAGCGCAACACAAGCTCAAAGACGGCTAACGATCCTGATAGCCGTATTAACAAGAGCTTACGTAAATGGAATTGCTAGGAGATATATTATGGACGGAATGCGCCCTAAAATGAGACCTAAAGGTCTAAAAGCCAAAAAGAAAATGGGTGGTGCACCCATGAACTCACCACGCCCTAGGATGCGTCCAAGAGGTATGGATGCTACTCCAGAAGAGATTGCAGCGTTAGAACGTGGTAACCGTATGCAAATGATGGAAGGCCGTGAAAACGAAGAGATTCGTAAAGGCGAAGCCGCTATGAAAAAAGCAAGTCCTATGGGCATGAAGTCTGGCGGAGCGTTGAAGATGGTCGAAAAGAACGGTAAAAAAGTTCCGTTCTACGCCGCTGACGGCAAAGGCGCGATGAAAAAAGGCGGCAAGGTTAAGAAGATGAAATCTGGCGGTAAAATTCGTGGCTACGGCATGGCTCGTGGCGGCAAAGTTTGTAAGATGCGCTGATGCGTAGGTATTACAAATCCAGTGGTTGTGGCTGTTCTTCCTGTAGCAAAGGTTACAAGAAGGGCGGCACAGTCAAAGACGCATGTTACCGCAAGGTAAAGGCGAGTTATAAAGTGTTTCCTAGTGCTTATGCTAGTGGAGCTATTGCTAAGTGTAGGAAGAAAAAGGCAGGGAAGTAATGGCCGTTCGTAAGACCGCAAAAGGCGCTGCACTAAAACGCTGGTTCAAGGAGGACTGGAAAGATGTTAGTACAGGTAAGCCGTGTGGTCGTAAAAAAGGTGAAAGTCGTGGTACTCCGTACTGTAGACCAACTAAACGAATTTCTAGCAAAACTCCGAAAACTAGCGGGGAAATGACTAAGGCCGAGAAGAGTAAACGGGTAGCGCAGAAGAAGCGTTTAGGTCAACCAGCAGGCAAGCCCAAACGTGTAGCTGCTACGAAAAGGCGTAAGAAATGACGACATCAGGCACCACAGCGTTTAATATGGACTTCACGGAGATCGCGGAAGAAGCGTGGGAACGTGCAGGACGTGAGATGCGTTCTGGATACGATTTGCGTACCGCTAGACGCTCTATGAATTTAATGACTATTGAGTGGCAGAACCGTGGCATTAATATGTGGACGATTGATTCTGGCACTATAAACCTAGTAAAAGGTACGTCTCAGTACGTTTTACCAGCAGACACCATTGATTTGATGGAACACCAAATACGTACCAACAGTGGTAACTCAAGCACACAATCTGATCTTACTATAAGCCGAATAAGTGTAAGTACGTACGCGTCTATACCTAACAAGTTATCAGAAGGACGCCCTATTCAACTGTATGTGGAACGCCTACGTGATGCCCCCAAGGTAAACGTGTGGCCTGTACCCGACAACGATAACTATGTGCTGTACTACTGGCGTATGCGGCGTATCGAGGATGCGGGTAGTGGCGTTCAGACCGCAGATATGAATTTCAGGTTCTTCCCATGTCTGGTAGCGGGTCTGGCGTACCATATTTCTATGAAAGTTCCTGAGTTGGTTGACCGAGTGCCGATGTTAAAAGCTGTCTACGACGAACAGTTTGAGATGGCTGCAGGAGAAGACCGAGAAAAGACGGCAGCACGTTTTGTGCCTCGAATTGCTAGGATTGGCTAATGGGTACTAGGTTCGCCTCCTCTCAAAAGGTTAACGCACTCTGCGATGTGTGTGGGTTCCAGTACAAGCTACGGGAGCTTCGTAACTTATTCGTTAAGGGACGAGATACAAACGTAAAGGCGTGCCGTGAGTGTTGGAGTCCCGATCAGCCACAACTACGGTTAGGCGAGTTTCCTGTGGACGATCCACAAGCTATACGTGATCCACGTCCCGATCAAAGTCTAGGGCCGTCTGGAGACTATAGTAGTCGTGGTATTCAATGGGGTTGGAACCCTGTGGGTGGAGGTGATGACCCGTATGGGCTTACACCTAACGATTTAGTAGGTACTGGTCAGGTAGGCCAAGTTACCGTAAGTATAACATAGGAGGTGCGTAATGCCCAAAGTAGGAAATAAAATGTTTGGATACGATGCAGCAGGTAAAAAAGCCGCTGCGAAAGAAGCAAAGAAAACAGGTCAGGCTATGCAAACAGCCTACAAAAAAGGTGGTAAAATCAAGGTACGCGGCACAGGTGCAGCAACCAAAGGTTTGTACGCACGGGGGCCAATGGCATAAGTTATGAATTATACCGAGCTGAAAACTAACATTGAAGACATCTGCGAGAACTCGTTTACAGATGACCAGCTCGCTATGTTCACACAGCAGGCTGAACAGAAAATATACAACTCAGTGCAGATACCTGCGCTGCGTAAAAACGTGACGGGTACACTTTCTACTAACAATAAATACCTATCTACGCCTTCTGACTTCTTGTGGTCTTACTCTTTAGCCGTAGTAGACGGCAGTGGTAACTACCACTTCTTGTTAAACAAAGACGTTAATTTTATGCGGGAAGCCTATCCTAACCCTACTTCTACAGGATTACCCAAGCATTACGCGTACTTTGACGATAACACTTTTATCGTTGGGCCTACCCCTGACGCAGGGTACACCTCGGAGCTTCATTATGGATATTATCCTCAATCAATCGTTACTGCTGGCACTACATGGCTTGGGGACGAGTTTGATTCTGCTCTACTCAATGGTGCACTAATCGAAGCAATACGCTTTATGAAGGGGGAACAAGACATTGTTGCAATGTACGAAAAGCTGTACTTGCAGGCAATAACGCTGTTGAAGGGACTCGGAGACGGCAAATTACGTGAAGACGCATATCGCTCGGGGCAATTCCGAGTGCCAGTAAGTTAAGGAGACAGAAATGGCAATTACACAGGCAATGTGCACATCCTTCAAAGTCGCTCTATTAGACGGCGAGATGGATTTTAGCAGTAACACATCACAAACTTTTAAGATCGCTTTATATACAAGTTCAGCTACATTAGGTGCAGCTACAACAGCGTATGCAACGACGAACGAGGTATCAGGTACAGGATACACTGCAGGGGGTAATACACTTACTATCTCTGCTAATCCTGCATCATCAGGTACTACGGCGTT